AGACGATCTTTACTTTTGTCAAATAGATCAAATATATTTATATAAAAAAATATACAAATGGTATGCGTTTGCTGATAGATGTTTCGCTATGCCACTTGAGAATAATAACGATCTAGAGCTCGATAAAGAGCAAAAGCTTATTGGTATAATAAAGTATGGTAATAAGTCCTTAGAAGATAAGGGAATAAGCGAGGGAGACGTTATAGGGTTTACACCTAACAGTGAGTTTGAATTTATTGTAAACGACCAAAGGCTTTATTGTATGAAATCAAATGATATTGTAATTAAATATGAGCACCAAGAAAACCAAGTTGAATATAATCCAAGCTGGGCAAAAAGCAGTTGAGGAATTGATAAAGGTAGCTAAAGAACCTATTGTAGATTCAGATGATGACATCTCGGCTGATCGTTTAAAGAACGCGGCTGCAACAAAAAAGTTAGCTATATTCGATGCGTTTGAAATACTCAACCGTATTGAAGAAGAAAAAAGTATGCTTGAAGATAAATCAGGTGATAGCAAGCAAAAATCGTTTCAAGGTTTTGCAGAAGGTAGATCTAAGTAATGTATAATCAAAGTTTATTTACTGTACTTACAGATCACGTAAAACCTCACGTGCTTAAAAGAAATAACAAAAGCAAAAAGTGGGAGTACGGTTATAACAAAGAACACGACATGGTCGTTATAAGTAAGACTGGTCAAATAGGTGATGTATATAAAATACAAAACCTTAAAATAGCATTACCACCTTTTAAAGGTAAACTAAACAAGGATAAAGACAAATGGTCTAGAGAAGAATATCCTAAAGAATTAAATAAAATAAAAAGTGTATTTGAATGGGGTAAATACCCAGAGCACTTTAAAGAAAGATGGTATGAGTATATCGATGAAGAGTTTAAACGCCGTGACGAAGGCCATTGGTTTAATAACAAAGGTATTGCCACTTATATTACTGGTACTCATTACATGTACCTGCAGTGGAGTAAGATTGATGTTGGGGCAGCAGACTTTAGGGAGTCAAACAGATTATTCTTTATATTCTGGGAAGCTTGCAAAGCAGACACAAGATGCTATGGTATGTGCTACCTCAAAAACAGACGGTCTGGCTTTAGCTTCATGGCATCAGGGGAAACTGTTAACCTTGCAACAATATCAAGCGACGCAAGATTCGGTATCTTATCAAAATCAGGGGCTGATGCTAAAAAAATGTTTACCGACAAGGTAGTACCAATATCAATTAACTACCCTTTCTTTTTTAAACCAATACAGGACGGTATGGATCGTCCTAAAACAGAGCTTGCCTACAGAGTACCAGCTTCAAAGCTAACTCGTAGAAAGCTAGATCAAGGTGAAACACCTGACGAAGTTGTAGGACTTGATACTACTATTGACTGGAAAAATACAGGCGATAACAGCTATGATGGTGAAAAACTAAAGCTGCTTGTGCACGATGAATCAGGTAAATGGGAAAGACCTGATAACATATTAAACAACTGGAGGGTTACAAAAACCACCCTTAGATTAGGTAGCAGGGTTGTAGGTAAATGTATGATGGGTTCAACGAGTAACTCTCTTGACAAAGGTGGTGAGAACTTTAAAAAACTATATTATGCATCAGATGCTACCAAAAGAAACCGCAACGGACAAACTAGCTCAGGATTATATTCTTTGTTCATACCTATGGAATGGAACTACGAAGGATTCATTGATACTTATGGACACCCTGTCTTTGATACGCCGGCAAAACCGGTTGAAGGATCAGATGGATTACAAATTGAAGTAGGTGTTATAAACCACTGGGAAAATGAAGTTGATGGTTTAAAAGGTGATCAGGATAGTTTAAACGAATACTATCGCCAGTTTCCCAGAACAGAGCAGCATGCTTTTAGAGATGAAACAAAACAATCTTTATTTAATCTAACTAAAATATACGAGCAGATAGATTACAATGAAGAATCTGATAACTCCAAACTAACGACAAGAGGTAACTTTGTTTGGCAAAGTGGTGTCAAAGATACTGTTGTTAATTTCATGCCAAATAAAAATGGTAGGTTCCTAGTTTCTTGGGTTCCACCTGCGGAATTACAAAATCGTGTAATAATAAAAAATGGAGTTAAATATCCAGGTAACGAACATTGTGGTGCGTTTGGGTGTGACTCATACGATATATCAGGTACGGTAGATAACAGAGGATCTAACGGAGCTCTTCACGGGCTTACAAAATTCTCTATGGAAAACGTACCGGCTAATATGTTTTTCTTAGAATATATATCAAGACCTCCAACGGCTGAGATATTCTTTGAAGATGTGCTTATGGCTTTGCATTTTTATGGTATGCCAATATTAGCAGAAAATAATAAACCTAGACTTTTATATTATTTAAAACGTAGAGGTTACAGAGCTTTCTCAATGAACAGACCAGATAAATTAAAACTGTCTGTAGCAGAAAGAGAGATAGGTGGAATACCTAACTCATCAGAAGATATTAAGCAAGCTCACGCTGCTGCTATAGAATCTTATATAGAAGATTATGTTGGGCTTAAAGAAACTATGTATGGTAATATGTATTTTCAAGAAACGTTAGAAGACTGGGCTAAGTTTAATATAAATAATAGAACTAAGCATGATGCTTCTATTAGTTCAGGCCTTGCTATTATGGCGTGTAATAAAAATAGGTATACGCCTATGAACGTAGTTAAAAAAAATGTTGTTCCTTTGGGCTTCAAGAAGTTTGATAACCAAGGTAGTATTTCAAAAATAATAAAATAGATGATTTATACTAATTCTAGTAGCACTTTTCCAAGTCAGGTAGTACCAGACGCAGAGAAAAAGACTTATGAATATGGTTTAGCCGTAGCCACAGCTGTAGAAGGTGAGTGGTTTAGAGGAGACAGAGGAACTGGAAACGGTGGAAGATTTGGAAACAACTGGTCTAGATTTAATGATCTAAGACTTTATGCTCGCGGAGAGCAAAGTGTAGCTAAATACAAAGATGAATTATCTATAAATGGTGATTTGTCTTATCTTAATTTAGACTGGAAACCAGTAGCTGTATTATCTAAATTTGTAGATATAGTAGTTAATGGCATGACTGATAAAGGTTATGAAATAAAATCATTTGCATCAGATCCCTATGCTTTAAAAGAAAGAACCGATTACACTGCGAACATACTTAGAGACATGAACGCAAAACCTCTTTTAGAATCTATACAACAAAATTTAGGAGCTGATTTATCTTATACGTCAGATCCAACAAATCTTCCTGAGAGTAAAGAAGAACTAGATTTATATATTCAATTAAACTACAAGCAAGCTATTGAGATAGCAGAAGAAGAAGCAATATCTAATGTTTTTGATTATAATAAATATGAAGAAACAAAAAAACGTTTAGCTTACGACTTAGCGGTTATAGGTATATCAGCTGTTAAAACTAATTTTAATTTAGCTAATGGTATTACCGTTGACTATGTAGACCCAGCTAATTTAGTTTATTCTTATACTGATGATCCTAATTTTGAAGATATATATTACGTAGGTGAAGTTAAAAGTTTATCTCTTGAAGAAATTAAAAAACAATTTCCTAATTTAACGCAATCAGATTTAGAAGAAATACAAAAATATTCAGGTAATAATAATTATAGAAATAATTTTTATAATTATGATTACGATACTAATTTGATACAGGTATTATACTTTGAATACAAAACTTATTCTAATCAAGTATTTAAAATAAAAGAAACTGATCAAGGTCTTGAAAAAGCTCTTGAAAAGCCCGATACTTTTGACCCGCCTGAAAGTGATAACTTTAATAGAGTGCATAGAGCTATAGAAGTTTTATATAGTGGTGCTAAAATACTAGGTCAAGAAAAAATGCTTAAATGGGAATTGGCAGAAAATATGACAAGGCCATATAGCAACCAGACTAAAGTTCAAATGAATTATGCTATATCTGCTCCTCGTATGTACAAGGGTAGAATAGAAAGTGTTGTAAGCAAGTGCATTGGCTTTGCTGATATGATACAGCTTACCCACCTTAAAATACAACAAGTACTATCACGTATGGTACCAGACGGTGTGTATGTAGATGTAGATGGGTTAGCAGAAGTTGATCTTGGCAATGGTACTAATTATAATCCAGCTGAAGCTTTAAACATGTACTTCCAAACTGGTAGTATAGTTGGTAGAAGCTTGACGCAGGATGGCGATCCTAACAGAGGTAAAGTACCAATTCAAGAGCTACAAACATCTTCTGGTATGGCTAAAATACAGGCATTGATACAAACGTATCAGTATTACCTGCAAATGATTAGAGATGTAACCGGATTAAATGAGGCTAGAGATGGTAGTCAACCAGCTAAAGATTCGCTAGTTGGTTTACAAAAATTAGCAGCCGCGGCTTCTAATACAGCTACTAAGCATATATTACAATCTTTAATGTACTTAACAGTTCGTTCAGCTGAGAATATAAGTTTAAGAGTAGCAGATTCTTTAAGTTTTCCACTTTTAAAAGAAGCTTTGTTAAATTCTATAAATTCATTTAACGTAGCAACGCTTACAGAGGTTGGTAAATTAAACATGCATGAATTTGGTATATTTTTAGAACTTGAACCTGAAGAAGAAGAAAAGCAAATGCTTGAAAAAAATATACAAATAGCTTTACAAGCAGGGCAAATTGGTTTAGAAGATGCTATTGATATTAGGCAGATAAGTAATATAAAACTTGCTAATCAATATCTTAAACTAAGTCAAAAGAAAAAAAGACAAAGAGAGCAAGAGGCACAACAAGCAAATATACAAGCACAAGCGCAAGCTAATGCTCAATCTGCTGAGCAAGCAGCTATGGCTGAAGTTCAAAAACAACAAGCGCTTACACAAGAAAAAGTTAGTATTGAACAAGCTAAATCACAGTTTGAAATACAACGCATGCAGACAGAGGCTCAAATAAAAAGAGAGTTAATGGCTGAAGAATTTAATTACAATATACAGTTAGCAAGAGCTAGAGCTGATGTTGAAAAAACTAAAGAAAGCGAAATAGAAAATCGTAAAGACGAACGTGCTAGAATTATAGGTACACAGCAATCAGAAATGATATCACAGCGTCAAAACGATGAACTACCTAAAAACTTTGAGTCATCTGGATTTGACTCACTAGGAGGATTTGGACTTGAACAGTTTGAACCTCGTTGAAAATAAAATCCTTTAATTTTATACTATTATATTATGTTAGAACAAGTAAAACAAGAAGGAGAGTTTAAATTAAAAACTCCTTCAAAGCCTAAAAATTTAGGTGATAACACAGGTGAGCCTATTAAAGTTAACATGAAAGAACCTTTAGTAGAAGTAGAATCGAACATTACTAAAGTAGTGGTGCCAAAAGAAGAAGAAGATGCCGTTCAAACACAAGAGACAAATGATAGCAATGCTATTATCGAAGAGCCCCAAGACAGTGGCAACAGCGAAGAAGTGGTTGAAGAA